CGCTCGTTCGAAGAAGAAGTGCTGATGACGGGCTTTGGTACGGCCCCGGTCAAGTCGGAAGGCGATCAGGTGTTCTTCGACACCGCGTCGGAAGCCTGGACCAGCCGCTACACCCACGAGACCGTGGCTATGGCGTTCGCAATCACCGAGGAAGCTATCGAGGACAACCTCTATGGCACCACGGGTAAGATGAAGGCGAACGCGATGGGCCGTGCGATGGCGAACGCCAAGCAGGTCAAGGCGGCTAACGTCTACAACAACGGCTTCTCCTCTAGCTCGCTGTACGCGGGTGGTGACGGCAAGCCGCTGTTTGCGACGGACCACCCGACCCTCGCGGCGGGCAACCAGTCCAACCGGGTCAGCACCGACCTGTCGGAAACGGCCCTTGAAGCGGCGCTGATTAACATCTCGCTGACCAAGGACGACCGTGGCCTGCTGATCGGCGCTCGCGCCGTGAGCCTGCACATTCCTCCGCAGCTTCAGTTCGTTGCTCACCGCATCCTGTTCTCGGACCTCCGCGTCGGGACGGCTGACAACGACACGAACGCTATGAAGGACATGGGCCTGTTCTCGAAGGGCTACACCGTCAACCACCGGTTCACGGACCCGAACGCTTGGTTCATTCGGACGGACGTTCCGAACGGCACCAAGATGTTCGTCCGCGCGCCGCTGGCTACGAAGGACGATGTGGACTTCCTGACCGGCAACATGCGCTACAAGGCCCGCGAGCGTTATAGCTTCGGCTGGTCCGACTGGCGTCAGTGGTTCGGTTCGTCTGGTTCCACCTAACGGATTGGGGGCGAAAGCCCCCTTTCCTCCATTCCAAAGGAGAATCAGATGACTAGCTTTAGCTTCCCACTCAACGTCCGCAACCATGAGCCACCGGGTCCCGAGCCCGTCAACCTTGTGGAAGCGCGCGTTCCGGGCCGTTACTCGGTTGTGGTGAACACGGCGAAGACTGGCACGGCGGCTGCCGCCACCACCATCCCGCTGTTCGTTGCTCCCGCCGGTTCCACTTTCTACGAGTGTGTTCTCGACATTACGACGCCCTTCAACAACGATACGACGAATATCCGCGTGGGTATTCCGACCTCGACGGGCATCCTGTACGCTGCGACCACTGCTAACACTGCCGGTCGCCGCGCTTACGCTGGTACGGGCGCCCAGGTTTCTGCCAATGCCATTGCGCTGACGGCGGATACCACGGTGCAGGCTATCGTGTCCATCGACACTTCGGCGGTTACGGCTGGTTCCGTCATCGTCCATGTCGTGATTGGCTAACAAGGTACGGCAGGGTCTGCTTCGGCGGGTCCTGCCTTCCTTGCTATAGGAGCCCCAGATGCCCGCCATCAAGTCTATTCGTCTCGTCACGTTCCAAGTCTCCTCTTCGGCGGCCACCACCAGCCCCGCTATCGACCTTGACTACCGTTTCGACGGCACGCCGACCCGTACCTTCTTCGTCCAGAAGAGTGCCGCCGCTGGCCCGTCCGTCTTCCTCGAAGCCGCGCCTTTCGCGACCGGCCCGTGGATCGCCTTCGCTGAAGTGACCGCCGCCGTGACCCAGGCTGTCGTGCCCTTCGAACTCGACGTTCCGTTTGTCCGCACCTCCTACGCCGGGGGCGGCCCGCTCGTCACCATCTACGGGGTCGTGTAACGGAGAGTAACGCCCGTGGCAACCAGCGGCATATCCAACTTCGACCCTACGTTCGATGATCTTTTGCAGGATGCTGCCGCGATGGTTGGCGGCGGGCCCGTCCTTGCTGACGAACTGATCAGCGCCCGGCGTGGCCTCGACTACATGCTGACGGACCTTCAGAACAAGAACGTCCTCCTGCACAAGATCGAGACCACCATCGTCCCGGTCTCCATTTCTGTCTCGTCCCTGACTTTCGACCAGACCATCTCCGACGTCCTCGTCGCTAGCATCCGCACCTCCACCACCGACATCCTCGTGGAGCGTGACGGCTATGAGCGTTGGGCCGAGATCCCCACCAAGTCCCAGTCCGGCCGCCCGACCCGCTACTGGTGGGATCGCCGCCGCGCATCCAACGTGATGAACCTGTGGCCGGTCCCCGACCAGACCTACACGGTCGTCCTTACCATCCAGAAGAACGCCGAAAGTACGTTGCGCGCCTTCGACAATGTCGATGTGCCGCGTCGTTTCATGCCTGCCCTCGTCTACGGTCTCGCCTACTGGATCGGTCTGCGCCGTGGCACCCGCGTTGACGCCGGCCGCCTGACGCTGCTGCGCGCCGAATACGAACGGGCCATCAAGGACGCCATGCGCGAGGACCGGGAACGCGGCAAGGTCTACATCAGGATTGGCCGCTGATGCCCTACACCTACACCACCCTCACCAACGACGTCATCGCCAACATGGAGGAGGACTCCGAGGAGTTCGTCTCGGCCCTGCCCTCCATCATCGAGCGCGCCCAGTCCCACTTGCAGCGCCGCCTCGACCCCGTCAACATCATCACGTTCACGGAAGTCTCGGTCAGCGCCTCGACGCGCACCCTGACCCTACCCTCCAACCTGCTTGTCCTCAAGTCCATCCAAGTCTGCGCAACGGGCGGCTGGAACAACCTGCTGGAGCAGAACAACGAGTTCCTCACCGCGTACTGGCCGGACTACACGTCCTGCGCTCCCGCCAAGTACTACGCGCCCAAGGACAACGCCACCATCTTTCTGGCGCCGACGCCCCACTCCAACACCACGGCCCTCATCGAGTACATCCCGCGCGTGACGGTCCTGAGTTCGGCGCACCCGACCAACTACTTTGCGACCTATACGGACACGGCCCTGTTCGCGGCGACCATGCTGTACGCCAATGCGTGGACCAAGAATGCCGGCGCCGTTACGCTTTGGCAGGGCATCCTCAACGAGGAACTGACCGCCCTGAACATCGAGTCCAGCCGGGCGCGCCGCTCCGACGCCGTCAATAGATATAACGGGTCGCCCGAGAACACCATTTCGGGGCAGCCCTAATGTCCGTCCTCGACATGTGGTCGGTCTGCGACAGGTGCGGATTCGACTACAAGCGCCGGGACCTGCGCAAAGAGTCTACCAAGTTCGTGGTCTGCTACTCCTGTTTCGACGGCATCTACGACAAGAAGAGCCACCCTCAAAACAGGTCGCCGAAGCCGCGCCGCGAACTCCAGCCCGTTCCTGATGGGCGCCCTGACCAGACCAACTATGGTTCCTGATCATGGCCCTACAAGTCTGGTCGCTGTGTGATAGGTGTGGACAGAAGTACTATCGCAGGCAACTCCGCAAGGAATCCACCGGCCTCGTCGTCTGCTCCTCTTGCTACGACGGCGCCTACGATCTTCGGAAGCACCCGCAGAACAGGCCGCCCCGACCACGCCTAGAGTCCCGCAAAGTCCCTGACGGCCGCCCCCTTCAGAGCCTTGACAACTACCTCGCTCAAGAAAACGACGCCTATCTCCTCACCGAAGACGGCTCGAATATCCTGGTCACTTCCGTGGTCTGGAGCCCCTCTATGAGCAGTCCAACTTAGGATTCCTCACATGGACGTCAAGCTTGTTTTCGACTTCGTCTCCACTTTCCTGTGGCCACTTCTGTTGGCTTACGGCGCCTATCTGCAACGGGAGCTTTCGGCTGTGCATAAGAAAGTCGATCACCTCCAAGAGCTTCACCACGGCCACGTCGCTCAAGTCAACAAGGACTTCGCCACGCGAGAGGTTGTCTCCGATCTTGAAAACAAGCTCACAACTGTGCTAAATAGAATTGACGATAAAGTAACACGCATCCTTGAGGAGCGCAAGTAATGCCCTCGACTTATGATCCCCTCCTTCGTCTAGAACTCCAAGCGACCGGCGAGAACGCCACCACTTGGGGCACCAAGACGAACAACAACCTTGATTTGATCGCAACCGCAGTCGCGGGCATCGCGGTCGTTAGCGTTTCGTCCGGCGACACCACCCTGACCACGGCCAACGCGGCAACCGACCAAGCCCGCGCCGCCATTCTTCTTGTGCAGGGCACCCTGACGGGCAACGCCAACATCATCATGCCGGCCTCGCCGAAGACCTACATCTTCATCCGCCAGACCAGCGGCGCCTTCAACGTTACGGCCAAGCAATCCGCCGGCACCGGCACTGTCCTGCCGCCTTCTGGCCCTGCCCTCATCATCAATACCAGCACTACCAGCATCGACCTGATGGCGGGCCTGCTCGACAACTACGGCGTTCGGATCACCGAGACCGCCTGATGTCGGCCACCTTTCAGGACCAGAAGCTTACCGAACTAAACTTCCAAGTCGGCGTCGTCAAGGAGAAGACCCAACTTGACGCTGGTGGCTTTTGGACTGACGCCGACAAGATCCGCTTCCGCTATGGGCGCCCCGAACTCATGGGCGGCTGGCAGCGCGTCATCGACTCTTCCCAAGATAGCAAAATCTTCGGCGTGCCGCGTTACCTAACTTCGATTCGTAGCCGGGGTGGTCAGCCTGCCGCCGTCATCGCTACTAATGTGGGCCTGTTCTCCAGCGAACTTTCTACCTTCTATAACATCACGCCCATCACCTCTACCCTCGCTTCCAGCAATCTGCTGTCTACTGAAGCGGGCTCGACGAAGATCGTCGTTTCCGTCTCCAATCATGGCCTCACGACGGGCAGCCTCGTCGAGATCGTATCCGCTGCCGCTACCATCGGCGGCAACATCGTCATCAACGCGATCTCTTCGACGACGGCCACCTTCCCGGTTAGCGTCATCACCTCCAATGCCTTCGCATTCAATGTTAGCCTGACTGCCGTGGCCACATCTGTAGCTACGGGCG